TTTCTTAGTATCCTGTATAGGATACATCCAGCAATCCTCTTAAATTATTTGATAAGAATACTATCTTCTCTATGGTTTTCTTAGTATCCTGTATAGGATACATCCAGCAATCCTCTTAAATTATTTGATAAGAATACTATCTTCTCTATGGTTTTCTTAGTATCCTGTATAGGATACATCCAGCAATCCTCTTAAATTATTTGATAAGAATACTATCTTCTCTATGGTTTTTCTATTCATATTTTTTTTATTTATTATGTTAGAAATTTCATATAATTTATATAGAATTATTTTTATAGTGTCTATTTCCCAAACATTTGAAAAGCCATAGTTCTATTCAAACCGGTCGTATCTTGACAACAACCAAGAAAATCACCTGCGCTATGTCCTGTATTTAATCCAATACCTCCTATAACATCAACCGAAAGGAAATCATTTTCATTATTCCATTGAAACCCAAACCTCACATTCTTCCATGTACTAATGCTATTATATCCAAATTGATTTGCACCTGGTTGTGATGAAAATATTCCTTGTCTCCATGGTCTAGCAACAATTGGACGATGATTTACTTCAGTATATAGAGCAAAATTTTTGGCATCACTTGATAAATTTGTAGTATTTGTAAACCTCCATAATGCTGTTTCTTTTGTACCACTATTACAATCTCGATGTACCCAGTTAAAATGCCTCATAACATATTCTGATCCACCTTTTATAGGTAAATCTGGCCATAATACTAATAAGCTATTTATTTTGTAATGATTAAATGTATTAAATTTCGCATCCATATCTGATAGATTTGTGGATGTCGTGTTTAATGTTGTCGTATTATCTGTCCAATATGTAGAAGAGTAGGTAAATGTATTCCCGCGACTTGCTTTCATTAACATCATATATCCACCACCATTCCAAATATAATCCATAAGGCAATAAGTTGGAGTTGAAACGTTGTTTACGATAATATTATATACGTTATCTTTTATTCTATATCCTGTTCCTATTATAAAATCAGCATTATAAGATGGGTATGTATCATCCAATCCTGTTGAAGAAAATACATACCCTGTAAAGTCTGAAGTAGCTACCCCGCTATCAATTTTGAATGAAAGCGAAAAATTATCACCTCCACCTCCTTCTCCAAATATTATCCTTATAGGATAAATGCTTAATGTTGTAATATCAATAGTTGAAGTTACGAGAACAGCAGGATGTCTTGAACCATTGTTAATAAAACAATTAGCAGTTGTATAGCCAAATTTAGCATTATCTCCAAACCACATATATGAAGCGTCGTCAGATGTTAAATTAAAAGTATACGAACCTGTTACTTTTGGTATAAAGTATCCAAACCATTCAACTGTATAAATTTCCATTGCATCACTGTTCGGTATAATACCAGCTGTTGCAATTGTTTTGTTTCCAAATTTAGAAGAAATCCCTTTTTTTAACCATGCACCATTCTTTTCAAAAACGCTAGTTAAATTTACATCATCTGCAAAATAAGATCCTGTACCATTTATAACTGTAAAGACAAGACCTTCTACAAGGCCTCTTTTTTTGTCAATAAAGTTAGATATCTTAACATTAGTATCACTTGACGTGTTCAATCCTGTTGTATATTTTGTGATAGCACTTTTTTTAAAATCACTGAATTTAATAGCTTTAGTATTATAATCAGTAGATGATTCATTATAAATTGCAGTAATTTCTGTAGTATTTAATGTTCTTTTATAATACCTAAAATCTGCTAGATAAAAAAGCGCGCCATTTCCAAGAAAATTGCTTATATTATCATTTGACCCAATTGTTAATTTACCTGTATCATTATAAACATTAGTACCATTAGCAACACTATTTATTCTATTGAATGTCCTTTTTGCAGTATTATTGCAATATAAAGTAACATCAGTTACTGTGAAGGCAAGTACTATATGTATCCATGCATTTTCAGCAAGTCTTTCTCCTGCATCATTAAACTTAATTATTGTTTCAACATTTGTTAAATCTGACTTGACAATAAATGCAGCAATTTCAATATAACCATTTAGTATATAAATATTTTCACTATTTGTATGGCAAATTGTATTCTTATTATTATTATATAAACTATGTTTTACCCAAAATGAAATCGTTTTTTCTATATTATTATAAAATGTTGTACATGCTGTCAATTCGGTTTCTAAAGATGTTTTATTTTCAAATAATAATGCTTGGTTTGTTTGCACTCTTAAGATTTTAGGCAACTGATTTCCAGTATTCTTTACCCATCTTAAAATAACAACACCTGACCCCCCATTTCCACCAACTGTCCAAAAACTCCAAGATGTACTCCATGATCCGCCACCTCCACCACCTCCTGTATTTGCCCCCCCACTTCCTGCGTGTTGTGACCATCTTCTCCTATAGTACCCGTCATTTATACCTTCTTCACCTTTCCATCCACCACCACTTATACCAGCCCAACTGTGTCCACTAGACCCTCCTCCACCACCTCCTTTACCCCCATTACCTGGTTGTCCAACATTAAAACACCCACCACCTCCTCCTCCACCCCAATAATAATTTGCACCCGTTATATTTATTAAAATACCATCACCGCCATCACCACCATCGCCAGTATTTGTAGTGTTTCCATTTTTGCCAATAGTACCACCACCACCACCTCCACCTCCTGCGCAATAATTATAATCTATTGATACACCAGAATTTCCACCTTTATTACCTTCATATACATTACCGGTAAACGTAGCTGGTATAGTTGATTTTGCACCAGCTGACAATCCATTATTAGTTACTTGCGTGTCAGTACCGCAACCACTAGCTCCACCACCACTTCCACCTGATGTACCTATATTATCGGGAATTGTAGAAATATTTTCACCACCACTCCCTCCTTTACCCCCGCCCTTTGCAGTAATATTTGCAAAAGTTGTATTCTGACCTTGTGCATCAACATAATCACGTCCTGACCCTCCTTGTCCAATAACAGCATTATATACAGTTCCGCCAATAAGAGTAGCAGATGTTATATGTACTACTTCTCCACCCCCGCCTCCACCACCTATATATTTACCACCACCTCCTCCTCCACCTACTACTAAAATTTGACAGACAGTATTAGTACTAAATGTAATTGATGCATTTGCAGTAATTACACAATATTCATATATAATGTCTGATATCATTATTTCATTTATAGGAAAAGTATATGAAGAAATTGCTTTACCAAATGCACTATAATTTATTTTTCCATAAGGTATTAAATGATTTTCATACCCGCTACTATCTTTCAAATCTTCTTGAAATCTATACCATGATATTAAGTCCAAATCGTTTCCATAATTATTTTTTATATCTGAAAAACTATACATAAATAGTTTCTCTTTTTTATATATTATTATATTATTATAATATTATAAAAATGCTAAATATGATATATTTATTGAGGAAATGAAGGATAAATATATATAAATATCGATAATCATAAAAAAATAAATAACCTTATATATTATTATTGCAAAATTTAGTAATAGCATAGTCTTGTGATATATTTCTAATAGCCTTAATACCATTTACCATTTTCATAACATTTACTTGAGAATTCAGTTTAGAAATATGTGCTTTTAGTTCCTTAAATTCTTTAACAAGTTCTTTGACTTCTAAAACTAAAGGATTATTTAATCTAAATTCTTTCAACCCTATATTTCTTTTATTTTTATCATCAATTTCTTTAAGTTTTATAAGCTTGATTGATATTAAATTCTTTTTATATTTAATATCAATACGAAGATTTTTTAATTTAGATTTAAGAGTATTTTTTGTTTTATTTAATTCTTTTATTTGTACCCGAATATCTTTTTTCTTGTTATTTACATCCTTAATAGCATCATGTCTTTTGTTATACATATTAAGTTCATTGTTCATTTCTTCAATTTTAGAACGCATATTCTTCATAGCTGAATTATTATTATAAATTGTATTATTAATATCTTTACATTTTTCCATCGACATAACCTTATTTTGTTTTATATCATTTAATAACTCTTTGAATTTAATAACAACATTTTCTTTACATCCTTTTCTTTCTTTTACATTGAGTTCTTTACATTTATTTTCTGCATATTTTTTGTCATTATTCATTGATATAATATCTTTATTAAATATACTTTTAACATTATTATTACATTCTGTTTTCAATTCATTAGCATTTACATTTAATTCTTTTATTTTTACCTTTACATCTTTAATATAATTTTTTGTTTCAATTGATATTTTATCTATTTTTTTGGAATCTTGAGAATGTTCTATTGATAATTTAGCATATACATTTTGAATAACTGGATGAGCAAAATTACGTGCATCCTGTGATCTATTCAGATAGCTTATATATCCACTAATACTATCTTGGAATGATTTGAGACCTTTTTTTGTAAAATATCCATCATCATTTAAATATTTGTCTGAAAATTTTTTGAAATTTGTTGGAAGTTTATCACCATCTCTAAGAAGATTAAGTAACTTAATCATTTCCATACCATCTTCTGTAAATGGTGTTGCAGTCATAAGCATGACTTTTACACTATTTTTACCAGATTTGTCATATGAGTTTTGTATCATCTTTTCTAATACAGATGTATTTGGTTTTTCACTTTTTGCAACAGTAGGTGAATAAAGTTTATGAGCTTCATCTATTATAAGAAGGGTCTTTTTAAGTGGGTCTTCCTTACCATTTCTGCGAACCATTTCAGTATATATTTTGTTTTTTCCTAGAAGCATATTACTAAATTGTTTATATGAAATTGGTTCAAGCCAATTTTTAGATATATATTTAAATTTGTTTCCAATTTTATTTGGTAATTTTAAGCCATTTTTTATCTGTTCTTGAACGTCTAAGCTACAAACCTGACCATACATATTTTTCCAAATATCAGCTTTGAGTGTATGTCTTGTTACCCATAAAATAGTATAATTTTCGATATCAAAACTAGTTGTAGCAGTTGCAATTGCAGTGCATGTCTTTCCAGTTCCAACGCTATGATGCAGTAGAATACCTTTGTATGCAGATTCTGGTTGAAAATAGTGCCTTATAACATCTTGAGTAGGTGTAAAAGTTACATTATTACCATTAATACCTCCCCCATTTTTACAATTATTCTCTAATACCATTCTTGGATATCTCATTCGAGAGAATTTACTTGTTATAAATGTTTTCATCTGTTGTAGTTTCATTATTTTAGGAGGAGCTTTAATCACATATTTTTTACCACCTGATGCTTCATAATTTATTACATTAGATCTATTACTTGTGCTATTTGGTAACGGTTCAGGTTTTTCAACTTTAAATAAATGTATAGCTTTTGTTAAATCGCGGTCAATTGCAGAATTTATAGTTGCATTTTCTAATTCGCTCGCGAATATAATTTTTTTCATATCTAGATTGGAATGTTTGATATATAAATCAAACAATGTTCTGCTATTTAGATAAAATTCTTGAAGTTTTTCTGGAATATATATATCATATTTAAACACATATAATGGCCAACCATATCTAGGGTGAAACTCTAGACCCTTTTGCCCACAAAATCTAGTTGCTCTGCCAATAGCCTGTTTTTCATCTGCTAATACAGAAAGCGGTTCAAAAAGATGTACATACTTAACATCAAATAGATCTATACCTTCTTTAAATCCTTGATCTAAAATAATAAATCTAATTAAATCACCATGTACATTTTCAGGTCTAGAATTGAATTTTTCTAGTATTGCTTTGCGAATTTTAACATTAACAGGACGATCATAAAATGACTTGCTTAATAAAACAGAGAAGTTATTCCCTTTATTTTCCAATAACCTTTCGTCGTCTAAAATCGAAAAACCTTTTCCTTGTGGGTGATATATTATATGTTTACCATATGATGCTAGCGCCGATGCGATAATCTTTGCCCCATATGCACTTCTATTTACATCTGTAAAAATAAGATGTTTATGTAGTTTCCCAGATGATTTCATATCCTTTTCATCAAGTGATTGAATTTTTTTTAACAACAACTTAAGTTTAGGTGCAGCATCATTCTCGATATATATTTTTAGAAGTTCAGGATTAAAATCCTTTTTATCCATCATATGAAATGACTTAACCATGCTAAAATTACTTCTATTTCTAATACAATTTGCAACATTATCTTGACCATCTTCGTTATAAGAACTGTAACTACTTACTGTATCGCTATCTTTACTTGTAGTACTTCTCATCGACATCATAAGTTTATTTTCTAATATATGTAAAACAAAAATATATAATATAAAGGGTATGATTTTTATAGAAGGTATAAATGTAAATAATTTTTAGCCTTGCAATATATGTAAAACGTGTTGTTTTTCTTAATTATAAAATATTATAATATAATATATTATGAATAGTTGTAAAATACAAGGTAGAGCGTTGTTGTTTGGTCTAAATTATGATCATTGTAATTATGGAAAATTAAATGGATGTATTAACGATGTTAATCAGATATCTAATTATATATCAACAAAATTACAGATACCTGTAGAAACTTACACTGATGATATTGATGTAAAAAATACATCATATAATGGTATTATTCAAAAATTATATGATATTGCAATTAAATCACATACTGAAAACCTAGAATTTGTTTGGATACATTATAGCGGACATGGATCGTATCTAAAAGATTATTCAGGAGATGAAAGTGATGGATATGATGAAGGGTTGGTACCTTCAGATTATGAAAAAAAAGGAATTATAATAGATGATGTAATAAACAGGGTTATTAGCTTGTTCAATCCTTTAACTAAAATTTTATTTATTTGTGATTCTTGTCATAGCGGTACTATATTAGATTTGAAGTTTTCATGGAATACAAATAATAAACCAAAGATTGAGAATTCTAAATGTAAAATAAAATCAAAAACTATACTAATTTCAGGATGTATGGACAATCAAACTTCTGCAGATGCTTGGAATCTATTGGGTGATTATAAATATATAGGTGCTTTAACTGCTAGTATTATAAAGGTGTTGAAAAAAAGTCCACAACAATTAAATGATGTTTTTTCATTTGTAAATTCTATTAGAATGGAATTAAAGAAATGTGGTTTTGAACAATACCCTTGTTTAAGCACAAACTATGATATTAATGTGAACCCGAGTATGATACCTAACTTAAAAATAGAAACAAATGATGCGAAACCATATATAAATGACATTGACGTGTCTAAAAATATAGAAACTCCCATCGCAAAAAGTATTCCACATGCGCCTAAAAGTATAGAAAACCTTTTATATTATTACCCGTCACATATATACTATTCAACGCCAATATATATAGTGTATCATCAGGCAAATAGTTATCAACCATTTTACTATTATAATACACCGCATTATCCATATGTAATTCTATAAAAATGATATAATATATTGATATTGAAAAAAAATAAAAGTTATTTATTTTTATATAAAGTCAAATTTACAGATATATTAGACGACCATGGTATTTACAAAAATATATATATTGAATATACTGATAAAATGCAGTTATAAATATTATTATATGCAATATATATAGAATTATTATGTCTACAATTAAAGCATCTATTAGGCAAAAACAAAAAAAATATGATAAGTTTATGGATGAAGTCGAATGTTACAAATGGATAGAAAATGGTGGAAAAATAAACCCACTTACAGGTATCAATATAACTCAACAGATAACAGAAGGTTCACCTAATGTATTAATTTCTAATGCATGTGCTAAACATAATTTATTTATGAAAAATAACGCATATATACATCCCTTAAGTACCAAATTATATGCATCTCGTAGCCCACAAGCATCTCGTAGCCTATCAGCATCTCGTAGCCCACAAGCATCTCGTAGCCTATCAGCATCTCGTAGCCTATCAGCATCTCGTAGCCCACAAGCATCTCGTAGTCCAGTTGCATCATCACTTAAGCCAGCATCTCGCAGGAAAGCAGTATCTAACCGTAGAAAAACTGGTTCTGTTTTATCTGATGAGAATAAATATGTGATAATAATTTTAGAATTTAAATTCAATTCTATTACAGAAAAAACTACATATTCAGAATTAGATGCTATTTTAAAATATTTAATAAATTATGAAGAAAAAATTGAAGGGATTTTAAATAGAGTAAAATATAATGAACCTTATTATGGTAAAAAAAGTTGCGAAGATTGGGTTAAAAATATGAAAGATATTAAATATACAGAAAGACATATATTTTATAATATAAACGATACAGCAAAAGAATATATAATTTACAATAATATTAATTTCTATTTCAAAACAATTATGTATGCATTTATTTATGGACTTAACTTAACTGAAATACCATCAATACAAAATAATATTTACGCAAATAAATTTATAGAATTATTAAAACTATTATTTAAAACATATGAATATAAAAATGATGATGAATTAAAAAATGAATTTAAATATCTTTTTTATTGCAATCGTTACAATAGAAGTGATAAAATAAAAAATATATATTTAGAACATACCAAGATACATGATTTAACAGCTCCTCGATTTAGACCATTTAAAGAAAAATTAACAGAAATAGAGTATTATTTAAAAAATACATTATATGTATATAATAAAACATTTCAAAACTCTGATGATAGTAAATTATATAAAGAAAATTATTTTTATTAAGATAATATAATAATATAATAATATAATAATATAATAATATAATAATATAATAATATAATAATATAATAATATAATAATATAATAATATAATAATATAATAATATAATAATATAATAATATAATAATATAATAATGAAAATACATATAAAACCTTCTAAAACTCCCATTCATTCTTTGTACCCCCTGTGTAAATTTTAGCAAAACCTGCGTCTATCATATACTTATTTATATTTTCATCACAATATATTACATCAACTAGCAATCTTCCATATTTATCAAAATCACCACATGTAATTTGAATAATATTACCTAGAATTTTACTACGCAATGCATCTCTAGCTTTAATTGCATATGCTTTTTCATCTATATTTTTTGTTTTTATTTCTGGTGTATCTATTCCATTTATTCTACAGTTCCATTTATAGAACTTATTTGCAAATTTGAATACTACTGTAATTGTATCGCCATCATATACGCTAACAACAATTGCTTGATATGTCATACCCTTAAGTGAGAATTTCATAACTGTATTACAATCTATATTTTTTAGTTCTTCATAATCGTCCATTTTCCAGTGTATAATAATATAATAATATTTCTTAAATATAGAAATAAAGGACTGAATGAGTAATAAAATACCAAAAGAAGCAGTTTGTATTAGAAATACTAGTTCTTGGGCACATATAAAACCAGAACATAAATTTGATTCACCAAAATTTGATAAAAATGTTGTTATGATGGATCTTCCAAATATGTCCCCAAAGATGGACGCTTTAATTGAAAAAATAAGACAATTAGACGATGAGGATGCAAAGGTATATGGTAAATATTATAAACATATTATATACAGTGATGTTGGAGGTGTTAACGGTGCAAAAATGATTGCGTCTGCTTTAATAGCAAACGGTTTCACCTTAGTATATAATAATGGTTTTGCTCTTAAAAATGATGGTCTAGAAAAACATAAGACATTTGGTTTACTTACTACATCAACAGTTTATAAAAAACCATTGTCTGTTGGTTTAAAGAAAAAAATGATGTTGAGAATGAATGAAAGACCGCAAAATATATATGGTGACAATATGAGATTTATCATATTAGATCCTGGTTTCAAAGAAGGAATAGATGTATTTGATGTAAAATATATGCACATGTTAGAACCTCTAATTACAAAATCAGAACAAACACAGGTTATAGGAAGAGGTACAAGATTTTGCGGACAATCTGGGCTACCTTTTATACCTAATAGAGGGTGGCCTATGAATGTATATAGATATAACATGATGTATGATGAAAATACAAATGTACATGAGTTATATTTAAAATATAGTAATCAAAATATAAGTGCACTTAATTTTATAGCAGATTTAGAAGAACTAGTAATTACAAGTGCAGTAGATTTGCCTTTAACTGAGAATATACATATGTTAAAAAAAACAAATAACAGGTTCTATAATATGATTCAAAATATTAAGGAAAGTTTGAAAGGTGATGCCAAATTACCTGTGAAATCAATTAGAAAAGATTTTATTCGAATAGTAAGCAATATTAGAGGAAAAATTTATACAAACGATGTTAAACTTGATTGTAAACAAAGATGTAAAGGACCTTTAGAAATAGCACCAAAAGCTATACTCTTAATAGCAGCTATACATGTTGGTCGCAATGATTTGATAAAAAATCTGAGTGAAAAGTTTGCAAAACCATTATTATGTAATTATTTACACAGAATGCCAGATTATTGTAAGGCAGTCAATCAATTATGGCTTAGCCCTATAAGGTTTCTCAAAGTATATAAAAAAGATATTGAAAGTAGTTTAGAATATTTTAGACGTGCCTATTTAATACACGATGATAATTACAAAGAAATAAAAGAATTTATGGAAAAATATAGTGATGATAAAAAAGTCAATGTTAAACCAGTTATTATATATCCTGCTGTCCCACCTCCTAATAGATTAAGTTATTTAGATCTTCATAAATATGTGGAAAAACACTATAGTGAATATTTATGGGATGAAGTTGAAATTAAAAACAAATGTTTAGCTACAACTGAAGATAATAAGGATGATAAATCGAAGAAAAACTATGAAATTGTAAAATTTACAAAAACACAAGGTTTTGTACAAAATTTCTTGACACCTCAATCACCTTATAAAGGTATGTTTTTGTACCATAGTGTTGGCTCTGGAAAAACATGTACTGCAATTGCAACCGCAACAAATACATTTGATAAACAAGGATATACTATATTATGGGTTACGCGCCACACTTTGAAAGAAGATATATGGAAGAATATGTTTGATAAAATTTGCAATATTATAATACAAGATAAGATTGCAAATGGTAAAAAAATGCCTACAACACGTGCAGATAGAATGAAGCTTCTTGGAAATAATTGGATACAACCAATTTCATATAAACAATTTACAAATCTTATAAAGGGAAAAAATAAGTTTTATCAACAAATGGTTTCTAAAAATGGAAAAGAAGACCCTTTTAAGAAAACTCTTGTTATTATTGATGAAATACATAAAATATATAGTAATACATTAACAGCTATTGAAAAACCTAACCCTGAAGTGCTTCAGAATATGATCCAAAATTCTTTTGAAAAATCTGGAGAAAAATCAGTTAAACTACTTATTATGACAGCAACACCTATAACAGAAGATCAAATGAGTTGTATTAAGATAATTAATTTAATTATGCCAAGAGTTGAACAATTTCCAGAAAATTTTGAAAATTTTAAAAATGAATATTGTCAAGATAATGGTTTATTTACAGAACAAGGAGCTATAAATTTTTTGAATAAGACCGCTGGATTGATAAGTTATATAGATAGAAGTTCTGATCGCAGTCAATTTGCATATCCTATTATTGAAGACATTATGATAAAGGTTGATGAAATAGGAATGCAATCATCTAATACTTTACAAGAACTTAAAAATAATGTTGATCAGCTTAAGGAAAGACTTATTGCTGAGAAAAAACAATTATCTAAAGATGATGTAAAACAAATCAAGGAACAAATCAAGGATATTAATAAAAAAATAAAGGTTATTGAAAAAGCTAATAAAGATCCGCAAAATATAATTCAATATATAAATAGTTGTATTTCAAAACAAAAAATTGCTAAGAAAAATAAAAATAATATTTCAAAATCATTATTATCTATTTCTCCAAAATCTGTTGAAAAAAAAGCGCAGTTAAAAAAAGATGTATTAAATCCAGAAAAAGCACCCAAAAAAGTAAGAAAAACCAAAACAAATATATAAAACTCTTGGATAAATGATATTTAACTTTTGAATAAAAATTTGTTTTCTCTATATATAACAAAATGAACAGTGATTTTGTCACTTCGACATTTTATATAACATATGTATTTCTTATGACAACTGGTACTATTACATTTATTGAATCATTACGTACACCAAATGCAACAATTAGACATATTATGAATTTAGAAACATGTATATCAATAATTGCTGCATATTTTTATTCAATATTTATGAATAAAATTCAAGAAAATAAGAACAATGGTAAAGATATACCGTATACTGAAATAACAATTATACGCTATACAGACTGGTTGATATCAACACCATTTATGTTGTTTGTATTATGTATGATTTTAGCTAAGGAGAAAAACATACCTTTTACAATTAGAGCTTTCATAGTAATATTACTATTAGATATATGTATGTTATTATTTGGTTATTTTGGCGAAACCAATAAAATAAATAAGTATACTAGTTTGCTAATAGGGTTTGTGTTTTTTGTTTTAATGTTTGCATTTATTTGGTATATATTTATGAATAATGGAAAGAATTCATTTATTGTTGTATTTACATATTTTATGTTCTTGATAGTATGGAGCATTTACGGTATAGCTTACATTATGGATGAAGAGACAAAAAATATACTTTATAATATTTTAGATTTAGTATCAAAAGCATTTATGGGTATATTTTTTTGGATGGTATTCACAAAATCAATAATCTTTTAACAAGCGCGTAATAATAAGAACAAGAAATATGAATTATAGTATATAGAATGTATTCATTATTATTTTATTCTTTTTTAATATCAACAATTATATTCGGAATTATGCAATATGTAGAAAAAAGTAGCAAAGAAAGTTCAAATGAGATATATGATGTACAGAAACACCTTATGACAGTAAATAATCTAATTATATTTTTTATGATATTTATTACATGTTTTGCCTTAATATATTTTGCTTTTAGTGATAACTTAGATATATTGACATCTCTTGGTATTTTTGAAGCAGATCAAAAAAGCATAAACATTAATGATAATATGTATGATGTTAAAAAGAAAACAAATATCGACCCTAGTATTTTAAAAAGAATAAATGATCCTGTTAAATATGGTTTCGAACCTTATAGTGGTGGGTCTGATTTGAGTTCAAACGACGCATCTTCTAATAGTAGTAGTGATGATGATATAAGCGAGTAATTTATAGTAATAAAATAAATGCATAAAGTATTATGCTGTGTAATAGATAATATATTATTTTTGTTATGATTTATTAAATGAGGTTAGAATTAAAGAAATTTGATCCCTCTAAAATAAAAAGTGATTCTGTTGTGGTTTTTATTGGCAAGCGTAACACTGGTAAAAGTTATTGTATGAAAGATATTCTTAGCTATCATCGCGACGTACCTGTAGGTGTAGTTGTTTCTCCTACAGAAAGAGCAAATGGATATTTTGAAAAATTTATACCTAAAATGCTTATCTATGATGAATTGGAAGAAAAATTAATTAGTAAATTTTTAAATAGACAAATAAATATTACAAATCAAAGAAAAAAGGAGTTATCAAAACATGGGTCTTCATCAGTTGATCCTAGAGCATTTCTAATACTTGACGATTGTATGTATAATAAACAAGCAATGACTGATAAAAATATTAGATGTATTTTCATGAACGGTCGGCATTACAAAATTTTCTTTTTAATAACAATGCAACATGGATTAGGTCTCCCTCCAGACTTAAGATCTAATATCGATTATGTATTTATATTTCGAAACAATATTGTAAAAGAGCGTGAAAAAATATATAATCATTATGCTGGAATGTTTCCTACATTTGATGTATTTAATCAAGTTATGAATCAATGCACTGAAAATTTTGAATGTCTTGTTATAGATAATAAAATACAGTCTAATAATATATCTGATATAGTTTTTTGGTATAAAGCACAAGATTCTAACTTTAAAATGTGTTCACATGATTTATGGGAAATGCAGTCTATTCAGGACCAGCGCGATATGATGGGTATAACAAATGAAGATGATGAAGATATTGAAGATTTTGACCCTGGTGTATTTACTAAGAAGAAGAATTCTAAACTCATTAAAGTTAGAAAACATCCTAAATTTTAATTAAAAGTTATTTTTATCAAAATGTTAGAATTTTATTGAACATATCAATGCACGTATTACCACAATATAAACCACATATATCGCATTTTTCTAGTATTATTTTACATTTTTTACATACAAATTTGTTGTATGTATATATTATATGTTTATCTGAATAACAGATATAGCAATTGTTAGATTTCATCATATTACTAGATAATAATGATATAATCATTTTTTATACAATATATCATACTTACCTAATATATAGATGATCCTTTATTCTCATTTTCTTTTTAGGTTGACTTTACATTCTTTAAGATTTCTAAAAGAAACTTGGTATCTTACTAGATTGTTTTTGCACATCTTTTATAAATATTTCTTTAATATCAGATACTTGACTAACATTGCTTATCACACTTCTGGTATCTTCATCAATATCTAATATATTCTTTTGATCGTATATAATATCATATTCCTTTGTATCGCCAATATCTTTTTCATACGATACCTTCTCATTTTTTGAGATATCCGTTTGAAGTTGTTGTGTGTAGTTAACGATTTTTTCTTCATTATTCTTACAATAGACATTAATACCTTCCTGACCTTTATTATTTTCTTGCATATTGGCAGACATTTCTGATAATACTTTTTTTTGTGTTTCATTAGTTTCCTCGAATTTTTCAATAGTTTCATCGTTTTGCAAGTGATTTTGTCCTTCATTTTTATATCCATTATCCAAATCTATATTAATCTGATTTTTTAATTTTAATACCTCATGATCTAATACATTATTTCCTATACTAACAACCATATTTTCTTTAATATACTCTTTATGCAATTCATTATCAATAATTTCATTATCATTATTTATATTATCATTTTCATTCGAATTATCAATGGACTTATATTCTTTATTTTTTTTATAATCTTCACCTTCTTCACCTTCTTCATCTTCTTCATCTTCTTCACCTTCTTCACCTTCTTCATCTTCTTCATCTTCTTCATCTTCTTCATCTTCTTCATCTTCTTCATCTTCTTCATCTTCTTCATCTTCTTCATCTTCTTCATCTTCTTCATCTTCTTCATCTTCTTCATCTTCTTCATCTTCCTCATTTTCGTCATCTTCTTCATCTTTAACTGCATTTAATTCAGGATCTTTTTTACTTCTATTTGTTTTGTTATAATCAATCTGATGAATATCATCAAGTAAGTTTCCTTCGATTTGTTGAAATATTTCTTCAAATGGAATAAAATCTCTAAACGTTTTTTTAATAATTCTTCTAATATTATCTTCTATAACATTCAAATTATTTTGATATTCTGCATTTTTTATATTTATTCTATTAAATAGATATGCATTTTTCCAAGCAAACATAGCACAATTAATATAACATCTATGTACAAAATCTTCAGGATTAGGTATTTTTATTTTAATATTATCAAATTGGTCTTTATATTCGTAAATTTTAATTTTTATAGTGCTTATAATAATAATTTTTATAAGATTATTCAAATATTTACATTTCGTATATTTTACTATTTTCTTATATTCATCATTTACTAAGTTATTATTCCATTTACGTATTTCAATCAAATTATTTTGAAAATCTTTCAGGTTTTTTTTATTTGTATAACATTCATTATATATACCATAAAGTCTTTTGGATATAGGTATACTTAGTAAATCTTGAATATGTTCCATATATTCATCTCTTGTGTCTATTATTCCTTCCATTAACCCTTTATAAATACTTAAAATATTTAAGTCTTTATATAACAAGAATTGTTTCAAGCAAAATATCTTATTATTTTGAAAACTAGTTATTATTTAGATTTAATAACAAAAAATTTGTACAACAAAAATTAGAAAAAAATGAAATATTTTATTAATAATTAGTAATATGTCATTACCATATTGTAAGGTTAGGTTTTGTAGGTTTAATTCAACGCATGTTACAAAAGGTCATAAGTGTGGAAAATGTGGAAAATATGGTCATGGTGATGTAGAATGTGGTAGTAGATATTATACAGAATTACTTAAAAAATATTATAATGATATACTACCTTTAGATATGCATTGTACTGTTTTACAATGTAATAATAAAATGTATCATAATAAAGATGCCCATCATTGTTCTAAATGTAATAAACGTGAACCACATATATATGACGATTGTAAAATAAATTTAGAAGAGAATACTTCATCGAATACTGTATATAATGTAAAATGTCCTTTATGCAGACAAGAAAATACATTGATAAATCCAAGAAAAATATTAGGACTAAATGATGAATGTTGTATTTGTTATGAAAATAAGGTTGAAATATTATTTCCAATATGTTATCATATATGTATATGCTTTACATGTCTTGGTAAATATGAACAATAGAAAATATCGCTCTAATAATTATGTATTATAATGTTATGGTTTTAAATTATCATAACAACAAGAAAAAGAAATTGTTCCTGCAGGGGCACGATCCCTGGACCTCTGCGTTATAAGCACAGCGCTCTACCGACTGAGCTACAAGAACATTGTGGCTATTTCACCACAACTATATATATTGTTTTGTCCTTATATGGTTTTTTAGTTTAGGTATAATATCTATATTCTACACCCACTTTTAATAGGATTTATTTTAATCATTAATTCGTTAGTATTTACTGCTTCTAATAAATCACTGTCAAGTCTATTTTCATATGCATTAAGTTTATCATTTGATCTAGTCATACTGCATTTTTCAATTAGCTCAGGAGTTGATTGATATATAACACCGACATTGCCTGATTCGCGTGCAGTAATACTATTTTCTAAGGCCTTTCTAGTGCTCATCTCTACTTCAGACGAATCTATACCCACATTCATATTACCAGGGTTAGGTGTATGTCCAGCTGCCATCATAATAGCTTCGCGTGTACCATCTATCTCTGCGTTTTCTTCTGCAGTTCTATCTGTATGTCTGTGATCGTGTACAGATCCAGCAATACCATATTCATTTGTATCTGATAAAAACTGTTTTTGAGTATTTTTTAATTCAACAGGTGTGCTTAAATAACCACCAAACAGACCTTCTAAAATACCTCCTATGAAACCATATTCTGATTTTCCTTTAATAGTTGTTTCCTTTACAGTTTTCTTTACAACCATATCAGGATCATATACATAAACTTTATAGACCCCTGTACCAATATTTCGCATAGTATCAACTTTAGGCAATGTTTGTCTTAATGTTTTTTTTGCTTCATCTTCTGAAGTTGTATAACCAGCATCACCTGCTTTAATATTTGTTATAGTAGTGTCATGAATTAAAGTTTCCTTGACAGTTGTTTTAGCAGTGTCATGTAATGCAGAATATGTTTCCTTATTTCCAGTCAAATTATTTGTTTCACTATCGTGAATTGTTGTTTCTTTTACTGTTGTTTTTGCATTATCTTGTAAAGCACTATATGTCTCTTTATAACCAGATAAGTTATTAATTTCACTATCATGAATTGTTGTTTCCTTAACTGTTGTTTTCATAATATGGTTATCTGGATCGTAAAGAGTTGGTTTTTCAGGTATTTGTATACTTGGATTACCAACACCACGCGCAGATTCTACTGTATATTCTTTCATAGTATATTTTAAAGCATCAATTATTGGTGCAACTATTGCTTTCACTACACTTGTAACATTCGAAACAACAGTACGGGTTTGCGTGACTTCTCTTTCAGTATTATATACAAGAATATTACTCTTCCCATAATCATCTTTAGCTCCTAATCCCGGATTTTGTTCTTGTAATGAAACAGATCCCTTATATTCTATATGAGATTCAGGTCTAGATGTCGGTTTAATATTTTGGACTGATCTAATAGTTTCTTTTGTTATCCCACCAGTGGTCTTTAACCATTGCTCTTCAGATTGTTCATATACTGTTTCAGGTCTTTGTTTTGTCAATGGATTTACAACACCTCTTTGTTCTATACCTTTTATAGGTGCTTGAAAAGGTAATTCAAAATATGTGTTTTTTTGATTAATTTTACTACGTAAATCATCTATACCTCTTGGTTTTGCAAAATCTAATCCATCACTTTGTTGAAAACCACCAGTACCTTTAGAACCATATCCTTGATTTAATCCTGGTGCTACTTTTATTGCTTCAATAGGAAAAAAATTGTTCACCTTACTGGTTACATCAATTCTAGATTTATAGTATTCATCATTATTCTTCATACTACATATATTTGCCATATTTGCAGTAGGTTCAAAAAAACACGGAACTTCTTTTTTGTTTTGCCAAAATTGATTATTCCCAGTACTCATGTCAAGTTTTGATGTCATTTTTTCAATATCTGTATTTTGTGTAACATTTTTTCTTAAAAAAGGCTGCATATTATTATGTGTAAAGTTTTCTGCTTTGATTTGTTTACCAGTCAAAGACGATATATGCATATTATCTTCTTTATTTTGAGTATTTTGCGATTCTAGATTATAAAACATATCAGAATATGCTGGTTTTGCAATAACACCTGTTTCAAATGGTGATTTCGCTTTTTCATACATTATATTAGCTCTATTCTGTTCATCTGCTCTGACTTTATCCCAATACTTTGAACTATAAATATTATTCATTGATGGGATATCTTGAGGATATATTTCCATTATTACTCTACTGAATAAAGGATAAAAAATAGAAAGAAATATACATTACAAATTGAATTCTTAAATTTTTGTATATGTTCATTCTAAAAAGTGTTCTGCTTACAATAAAGTAAATGATTACTACTATATTCTATTGTTTGTCTTACTATTTTAGATTTAGATTTATGTATAATAGTAACATATAAAATAACAGGTTAGAATGTATCAATTGTGATAAGAATGGTTGTAAGAATATTCAAATATTTTTTGAATACTATATAAAAAAATGAAAGACCTGAAAAGTATAAAAGAGGTCAAACAATAAAAACCTACAAATTGCTTTATATCTGTTGAATTGTAGTTAGCAACTTTAATATTATCATTTACATCAGTTAAGAAGGAAAAAAGACTTAATTTATATAGTTTAGTCTCAAATGTTTTTGGTTGGTATAATAAGTATAACTAACATTTTACACCATAATATAATGAACCATGCGGATAACCAGGTGAATACATCTTATTATCTTTAACAGTATTCTTCCAATCATCTAAATTTTTCATATTAGTATTTTGATTTGGTTGAAAACTTGTTTCATCTAAAGGCTTTTCTATACAAGGTATATGATTATCCTTAGCAACCATTCTGTAGTTTACAGGTACTCTATCAAACCCTTGTATTGCTCTTTCTTGAGGATCAAAACATAACCATTCCCATCTGTTTATTCCTGTTTCCTTAAGTGTACATGGCGGATTTGATAATCTTGTATCTTCTTGCGGGGCTAAACAAGCTCTTGCATTAGTAGTCCCTCTAATATTACAACCAGTAGGTTGATATTTACCAGGTAAATATTCTTCAGCATTACATTTAGTAGCCTTGTAATTAAGTCCTAGTAATTCACTAGAGTCATCTACAGCTGCTTTTATGCTACAAGTGTTATGACCGTATGATTGATATCTTAAAGAAGGATCTGCAGGAATGTCTCTTGAACAATCCATACAATCATTATAAGGCGCTTCTAAATGATATAATCCTGGTCCAACAGTTCTTTTAAGCTTTTCTTTGTAGCTACAACTATCATAATTCATTCTAGTGTCTATATATTGGTTCATCTAATTCTAATAAAATGATATATTATTTTATAGTTAAATAAATAGATAAATGCTTATATTATATGTTATACAAAGTATTCTAAATGATAAAAACGAAGCATTCGTAGATAACGAAACAGGACCAGATGGTATAAAATCATTATACCTACTTATGAAAGGATATAATGCCAAATATTATTATAATTGGGGTGTCGTGGATTATATATCTTTAGCAGTGATGTATATTGTTGCATTTTTTATATCAATTGGTGCGGCATTTTTATCATATTCTTGTACATGGAAAGGTAGTATTAGAAATAATATTGTTCGAATAATTACTGCATTTTTTGCATTTATGCTTGGTCCAATATACATAATATATTATGTTATTGTAAACTATATGGGTGGATTATGTTGATAATTTATTATTTCAACAGAAAAAATTAACAATCCTTTAACAATGATTATAATTCATTTTAGGAGGAAGAGGAACTTCTCTATACATAATAGACTGGCATGCAGGTAAATGTAACATTGTAGTATCTATAGGATTTGTTTTATCATTTTTAATAATTCCATCTTCTGTAGGTACATACTGATTATTACCACATTTAGATATATATCTAGTTTGTCCTCTTAATTCGCTATCTAAATCAACTAAATTACCTTGAACATGTGAAACAGCTGTTCCTCCTACAAATCCTAATTGATGTCTACATTTATCTTTATGTTCATATCTATATTGCGATAATATATAGCTTAATGTACTAACGTTGTTTTGCAAGTCTTGATTATAAGAACAAGTGTCGTAAGTTGTTCTATTAAAACTCATCTTATTATCTATAAATATATAATTTTTTTATTATATAGAAATGTTTTTATTTCGTCCTACCCAATTGCATTTCTTGTTAAATTCTGCTCTATGAATATACGATCTAGTATCTTCTCCTCCATTTGTCCACATAGGTACTATATGATTAGGATCTTGTATATCTTTCATACAATCGATAAGAGGTATAAAGTTATTCATTTCTTCTTCCATTATTATCTTTTTACATTTAAACGGATTTGTATCGCTTCCTTCTAATAACTCTAGTTCTGAAGCAACATTTGTTTTTCCACATCTAAGATTAGGACCGCCGGTAAATATTCTTTTAAATAATTGTATTTTACATTTATCATGCGTCAATGTACCAGGATCATTTCTTAATGATGAGTAATTATCAATTAGACAATCATCTGCCAGCCCATATCCTGGACGTCCTCTTAAATTAGGGTGATTAAGATACATATCTGTCATTCTTACATGCGGATATTCACATTCTGTAAAATTGTTTTGATATAGGTTATAATCTGACATTTGTTTATTATGAAGTTCTTTAGCGTTTTTCCAACAAGTATCTGTGCATGTACTAGTAGAACTATCAAAAATATTAGTATTCATTCTATTTGTAAATAATAAATAAAAAATTTATTCCATTTTATCTTTGATAAATATACTGTTTTTATTTTCAATATTTTCAATCATATCATAATTAATATTAAGCCTTACTCTATTGTATTTATGTTTATATTGTTTTTGTAATAGACTATTTTCATACTCTTTAATTTTCCATTGACCTTTATTCTTACTATTACCAATAAGTTCTTTAATTTGGTCTTCATTTTTTTGCAGTTTGTTGAAACTTTCAATAATTTCATTATTTTTTATTACATTTTTGTATAATAATAAATTTTCTTCATTATCTAAATTTTTTGAATAGTCACTATATTGCAATTCTTTAATAACATCTTTACCAGATTTTTTAATACTATATGAAAATGTTTTTTTGGTATCCATTGTTTCTACTATTATATCTTTAATATTTTTTTATATATATTACATCAAATGAAAAGATAACCATTGTAATGGTGTTATATATAAAATATAAATGTTTTACTATTCATCATTTGAATTAGATGTAAATTATTTATAATTCAACCAAATAAATTACCAAAAAAATATAGTGTAATAAATGTAAAAATAAATAATATCACCCCAGTATGATGTAATAGTATTAAAAATGTAAAGATCTTTGTAAATCATTATATAAATTATTATAACACTGTGCTCCATTATTTTCTTTACATGACGCACCTCTATTGTATAACCAATCCCCCAATTTTTCTCTTTCATTAGGTATAGACGTCGAAGGAACTGTATAAAATTGTCTTTCTAATAATGATTTATCATAAATGTCATCTGTTTCCCTTAATATATTTGTGTAAAAATATTTCTTCATACCTTCGTTAATGTGTGGTTTTTCTATGGAACATGCCTGATATTGTTCTTCGCCCATTTTTATATTTAAAATATTTGGATTCATAAATGGATTATCTTTCGAAGGTTTTACGCATTTTTTATTATCAACGATATCTAAATTATTACTATTGAGATATTTTTCAGTTTGTACTATCTTTTCATGTTGGTAATTGTATAATATTATAGATATAATCATGATAATTATCACAAAAAGTATATACCGCGAGTCATTAAATACAAGTGTTGCAATAATTCCAATGAACATTATAAGACGTATTATTGCATTTAATTTTTCTTCAGTTGTCATATAATTATTTGGAATAAGTATAGGACTTGTAAGTTCATTTAAATTGTCCAACCAAAACATTATTGACTCTTCTTCTAATATTTATATTATTTAATTTTCTGTTTCTCTTCTTTTATTCAGTTTAGACCTAAGTTTTTTTGCAGCTGCCATTTTTTTATATGATGAACCATTAAAAGAAGGTTTCGATCCTTTTGGTACATTCATGTTTCCAGCCATTTGTTTAAATAAATCCATACCATTCTTATTTCCCATCATAGAACCCATCATATTCATCATTGCAGACATATCTGGTGTTCCTTTATTGTTTCCACCAGAAGCTGAAGCATCTCCAAATAAACCAGGCATTGTAGAAGCAAATTTGAATGCATCCTGTAGTAGTGCTTCTTGTTTTAGTTCTCCATTAGAAATCTTATTTGCCATTTTTCTACTCACATTTGTAATAAGTTCTGAAAAACCACTATCTGGATCTCCTATTGCCTTCAATATATCTCCATTATCACCTATCGACTTTTTAATTTTATCCACATCAATATCTTCTATAATTTCTTTGGCAAGTTTACCTAATGTGGTATCTTCCATTCCTTTCATGTCAAATTTAGGTTTATCATTGGTTTTGTTATTTTTCATTTCATTTAATCTTACGAATAGTTTTTTATAAGTATCATCAGTAATATTGTCAATTGATATATTTTCATCAGTTCCCTGTAATACACTTACTATTGTTCTCACATCATCGTCTGACATTTCGTGTTTAAATATATATAATACAGATAAAAAGTGATGACATAAATAATCATCATTTAGTAATTTTCTTATGTTTTCAAATGAAATATTTTCAAATAATTGTGTATTGGAAATAACTTCTTGTGCAAACCAATCATTGGCATTGTTAATATCTTCTAGTTCAATATATGAAGTCCAAAAATCAGAAGATACATTATCATTAATGTATTTTACATATTCGTCCGATGATTTATCCAATGTTACATAATTTTCTTTTATTGCTTTATAAACTTTTTTACCTAAATTAATTGTTTCTATTTCATTTCCCTCTTTACATTTACGCGACTCCGACTTTAATCTTTTTAGCAAATCTATATAATATTGATTGAAAATAAATTGATTTGACATTATATATATCAAATTAGATCATATCCTTTATATCTATTTTGACATAATATCTTTTTCTCTTTGTTGCATTAACTCCTCCAAAGATGGCAATTTATTACTTTTATCAGTTTGATTATTTATTACTGCATCTGTAACAATTCGATTTTCAATTAATTCTGAAGATTTTTCATCAGATATGTAATCCCAGTTATAGTTCTTATCAACTATAGTTTTCACATTATCATCTATATTAGAAAAAGTATCTGATAAAGTAAACCCCGAAAGTGAAAATGCTGCCGGTTCATCATTCTCACTATTAACTTCTAACGTGGGATTATTTATATTACTATCTGGAATATCATTGGCATTTTCTTTTTTTGTATTCTTATCAATTCTTGTACTTTGCCCTCCACATAACACACCTCTTCCTGGTAATAATAAATGATCGAATACTGCCTTACCAAAAAGTAATTCTTTGCTAGGTAATAATACAAGAGCTGGTACAGAATGTACTTTTTCATCTATTTTTATATTTTTACTCCGTATATCATCGATAGATACAATTTTAATAGTTTTATCTTTATCGTATCTTTTAATATGTTCTAATAACATTGAACAATGTGTGCAATAAGTACTGTAAAATAAAATCATATATATATTTTATAAAAATAATGATGCTTTATATGCAAAAAATAAGGATTACAAGGAATTAAATTACAATATTATATATGTTAATGTCATTTTATTCATCTAACCATAGATCTAGATCTTGTTGCGAATTCAAAATTCTGATATTAAATGATTTTACAACATTAAAGACATTATGATCCTTAATATTTTCAATATTATCAATCATCACAGCATAATCAATTTTAAGATTTGGAATACATTTCAATTGTAGCTCATACATCTTTTGTATATATGGTATCTGTTTTAATTTGTTTGTTTTCGTAACATAGTCGATTATTTTTACAGTCGCTTGATTACCATAATTTAATATAAATAATTCATTTGGACATATATTATTATCGATACCAAAGTGATATTTTAATAAATGTCTTATGCCATTTGTTTTAGCGTATATAACATAATTATTATCATCAAATTTGTTATATAAATAAAAATTATTCTTATAATTATTCATTTTTTGCATTTTAAAACCACCTTTTTGCAAGTAATCTTCCATATTGTATGGAATTTATAAACATATATTATCATTTTTTTATATTTTTTTGAATACACACCATCTGTTTAAGAAACTAAATTGTTTTTGAACTTCGTCTTTATTTAATTCCATAATATTTTTATGCAGTACATCTTTTACATTATCATCATCGGGAATATTCTGCTTTATTTTGTTAAATGTCTCTGAGAATAATTCACTTTCCAATAATGTCAAATTATATTGTTTGCATTTATCTACGAGCAATTCATATGATACTATAAATTCAGGAATAAATTTGTTTGTAGACTCAATATAAACATCTATTTTTTTACTATATTTAGATGATTTATCCTTGTGAAATCTTCGGATAATTGCCCATATCGGTACACCATTTTCATAGCTATTATCTGTATATTTTCTTCCTTCTATAATATCGCCACCAGCATTTTCTAAGGCATCTTCTACTATTTTTCCATCCATAAATGTACAGAAGAAAACGCCGTCTTTTTTAAGCAACGTGCTAACATTCTGTAAAAACGTATTTAAAGTTTCTTCTGTTTTAAAGAAGTAATGAATACTAAACATACACGAACATGCATCAAATCCATTAGCACCCTGACCTGCGATATGAGCATAATGTTTTGGTAGATTACCCTTCTTTTTGTTAAATACTAAATTAAGCATATTTACACTTTCTTGATCGTTTATAGATTTAGAGCATTCACCATTCATTATATGTTTACCACAATCTCCTGCTACAAATACCATATCAGTATATGCTACCTTTTCATTTTGATTACGTTTTATAAAATGATTTCTTCTATTTAACATGCGGCTATATGCTCCAGAACGTGGACCATATATATTATTTTTAACCAAATCCATCCCCAATACAAACTTATAACCATTGTCAAGCCATCTAGGCATGTCACCTGCTTCACCACAAGCCAATTCAACAATAGATCCCTTATTTTTAGGTTTTGTATAAAGCATCTTTTTAATTCCATGATTGTGAAATTGAAGCATATTATATGATAATAGAGCATCTCTTGGAATATTTCTTGAATAATATGTATCATCTGTTTCTAGCAATCTTTCATTCTCAGTTTCTGGCACATCCATATTGAAAACAGGTTCGTTTCCTGTTATCATTGTTTCTGATACGGGATTATGAATAGATCTCCATATATTAATTGCAACACCCATATCATTTGCAGTTTTTGATAATTCGCCTGTTTTATAAACCCTTGTTTTATCTTCTCTTATACGCATAGGGATCCATCTCATAGATACAGGAATATTTACATCTAATACATATCTAAATTCAACAATACTATCAGTTTCAAATTTTTCACCACTTTCACATCTGGTTTCTCCAGCGCCAGTAATTTTAACTAGAGCCTTTTCAACACCTATACTGTAATAAACAGATGGTTTAAAGAGTTTTGGAATATAAGCAGATTGTTTTTCTTTAATGGATTTTCTATATTCTTTATCATAATGAATTTTTAATGCCTCTTCTATAGTATAATTTTCCCACTGTGAAGTATTATACCCAACATATAATAACATCTCCTTATATTTTTGACCATCAATAATAACGTTTTTTCCATCCTTTACAAGGAAATCAATTGTGTTTTGTTCAGGAGGCTTCCATTTAAATACTCTATCCCATTTAACATTTTCTGTAAGTTGTACAGGCTTATTTGCATAATAAGAATATAATGCAAGTTTTGCAGGTGTAAAAATCAACCCATCAATATCGTATAAGTATTTTTTATTTCCATTCAATATTTTCTTACATTCTTGTAGAATATCTTTACTATACAAATGCTCTTTTGCTATAAAATCAAACGAATGTTTAGTTGATTTAATAAATTTTTCAGCATTTTGCAAATATTTATACCTACTTTCAGAAATTCCACTTGCCATTTTATCTTCAATTAAGGGATATTGAGTTATTTTTTTACCACCATAGTAATATATATCAAATGCGGCATATAAACTTTTCGAAGAAGAATCCTTTCTCTTATGACAAACTATATACTCACCATCTATAAGTGAATTATAAATTTCTTTCGCTGCTTCTAATCCAGTATCAATAACTCTATATGTATTATTTATTAAATATACTTTCCCTGCATTGTCTATATACATCAGCAATCTTTCTCCATCTGCTTTCTCGGTTACAGTATACTCTGAAAGAATGCTAACAACACCATATTCTTCGGGTTGTAGCATATTTACCTTCTCGAGAGTTACTGGTTTAGGTGTTAATAGTGGAGGTTTTGTATTATTTTTGTTGTAACCTTTCATCATAATATCATTTTTAACAAGATTATGATACTTTGTAACAATATCGGCTTGTTGTTGTTTTGATAGAATAAAAGTTGATAGGTACAAAGCTTGTTCCATTTTAATAATTGATTGAATTATATATTCTTTTGATGTTTTTGTTATATCTATGTAAAATTCATATCTCTGTGGAGATTTAATTATTTTTGAATTTTTAAGAGTATAATACATATTATTTATTTCTTCATCTTTAGATTTAGTAATATTTACAATATATGTAACATTATTAACATTATCTATAAATTTTATTTTTTTATTGATTTTAAAATACTTCCTAACATCTTTCCAATTTGATGGTTCTTGTGTATTAGATTTATTAACAAGCTTAAAACTTAACTTTGAGTCAATAAGATCAATTATATTATCAGTTGCTAAGGTTTTTGTTTTAAACCACTCCGTTTGTAATCTTTTATAATTATCAGTCATACAATATTTTAAAATATCAGTATTACCTTTAATTTCTAGATTTGTTTCATCTAAAGATACATCCAATATTTGCGTATCTATTTCTTGAGTGTATCCAAATGATTTCATTACATTTACAAAGTTATTATATTCATTTTCAGTCCATAATGCGTCATTAAAGAATTTAACATTCCATATACTATTATCATCCTTTAGAGAATATTGACTATCTATGATTGAAAATATTAGATTATCATGTGATATTTCCATCTGTGTTGTCTTACCTACTTACTATAGATATTATAGATTTATATATCATTTTTTTATTTTTAAAAAATGATTATATATAAATAAAAAATGATCTATTCATATAGAGAATTTGTTACTGTTAAACAAAATGTCATCAAATAAAATGTTTATGCCTATTAAATTTAGTACTACAGTACAACTATCACCTTTCGAATTAACAAGTAAATTTGAAGATATTGTTATTATTAAATTGAAAAAGAATTTAGAAAATATATGTACCAAGCATGGGTTTATAAAAAAGGACAGTATCAAAATTATTAAAAGATCTGCTGGATATTTTAAGGAATATCATTTTAACGCCAATATTGCATTTGATCTAAGTTGTATAGCAGAAATATGCAATCCTGTACAAGATTCAATTGTTAAATGTACAGTTAAAGCTAAAAATAATTTAGGATTGCGAGCAGAAGGTATTTATGATGATATTGTAATATTAGAAGTAATTGTTCCTAAAATTACTTCAGGAATACAATCTGAAATTAATATTGATACTGTAAATATTGGTGATGAAATTAAAGTACAAGTATGTGGAAAAAAATTCACATTATATGATAAGGTTATTTCAATTGTTGGTAAAATAATTAAAGACGTTGATGAAAATATTGTTATTGTACAACAAGTTGAAGAAGAAGTTCTTGTAGATGATGATATTGATATAGAAGACATATTGACAGAGACTGCAGAAACTATCAATGAAGAAGAAGATGATGAAGATGAAGATGTGATTAAAAAACTAGATATTATAGACTCTATTGATAATATTAAACTTGATGATGATTTGGAAGATAATGATGATTTTGAAGACGAATTTGACGATGAATTTGAAGATGAAGATTTTAGCGAAGATGATTTTAATGATTTTGAAGATGATTTAGAAAATACAGAGGTTGAAATAAAATAGATATAAATAGAATTTCATAAATAATATATATTATGTATGAATAAAATTGAAATTTGTAAACAAATACAAGGAAGTATAAAAAAATTATCTGATAACGAAATTATGGAGATATTTAAAATTATATCATTATCTAATTCAAATTATACAAAAAATAATAATGGAATTTTTTTGAATTTAAATTGGGTTGATGATGAAACATTGCAAAAAATACATAATTATATATGTTTTTGCATTAAGTCTCAAAATGAAATTTCTAAATACGAAATGATGAAGACTTTATTAAATGATAGTATAAAATATAAGGAAACTGAAATAGAAAACATTGTTATTAAAAATGACATTATAGAGATATCATCTAATAATATACTATCGTCTAAACAAAAAATTTCATCGAGTATGAAATTCTATCTATTAAAAAAGAAATTTCTAAAACAAAATAGCATTACTGTTAATTATATAACAGAGAATGAATTATCTTATGAAAATTATTTATTAACATAATTATTTAATTTTGTCTCATTTTTCTTTTCGGTTGGTGTAACATAACCATAAAAAATGATATATAGATTATATATTATTACAATATAATGTCGCAAATTATTGAATTATTATACGATCAGCTTCCATCAGCAAATAATACTGATTTATTATGGAAAATGCAAGACAAAAATATGTACAACCAATATACACAGTTTGTGGATATAAATAGTGATTGTATAATTCAAGAAATGCCAACAATTCAATCAATTGAAAATGATATATTATGTATACCAGAAAATATATCTGTTCAGCATGTTGAAGAACATAAAAAAATGAATAACACAATCAAAACTAGAAAAACAAGTAAGAAATGCGATATTATCAAACCATTGGATCTTATTTTAAGAGAAACTAACACTACTTCGTTATACATCGTTCATATTAAAGATAAATTGATTGAATTTATATCAAAAAATGAATTTATAAAAGTATTTGGATCTAAGAAGTCTGCTGAAATTATGTCAGCAATAGTAAACAATCGATGGAATAAATCGTTGGTATTATTTATTTCGTTCTTATTTGACAAAACAGTAAGGTATGGTCAAGATGATATTGTTTATAATAAAGAAGCAAATTCAGGAATTATAACTTTAGATATTGGGGCTTATATAAAGGCATTAATGTAAATCGTTCTTTTGCTAGTAACACGTTTGCAATTTCAGTACAATTCTGTAATTTTGTTCCATCCATATCTCGAATTCCTAATTCCTTAAAAATATTTATATGTTCGTTTTTTTTAAGAGATGTACAGTCAATACCTGTCTTTTTTCCAGCACTTTTCCCTGAAGTAAATAATTTGAAAACATTTATAATATCGTCACTATCTTTGAGTTTCTTAGGAATGAAAGCACCCCATGCCATATCTTCTAATGACATATCTTTTGGTACATCTGTATATTTTTGGCGCTGTTTTATTATTTCATCCTTCTCTCTATCATTTGCATCTCTATATTTATTATCATTTTTATTATATATAATCACATCAAATGTATTTTGTAAATTAAATATATTAACATACCCTATATACAAATTGTCATTGTTTCTAAAAGACGGTAATTCATTCTTTTTAATAAGAATACCTTGCAAATACAAGCAATTAGCTATATATTCGTGTGTTTCGTCTAATATATTGTTTCTTATGATTTGTTGCATAATTAATTTAAATGTTTTTGAATCCAATGAAGAATATAGAGAAATTGTAGAATTATTTATATTATCCCTATCAAGTTTTATTTGAGATAAATCCATTTTTTCATCATTTGCTTCATTTTTTGATATAAAATCTTTTTTATCATTAAATGATATACTTATTTTTTGGGGATTATTATTTTTTATTTCTACTATATGCAAACCATATTCGTGTGGTAAAATTATATATCCATCTATCAATATTTTTGGATATATTGACATTCTAATTGTCTCAAATAATATTTGTTTATCTATTTCGATATTTTGCAATAATTTTTCTATACTTATATAAAAATTTTCATTTCTTATTTCTTCAATAATATTTTTTCTTAAAACAGTTTGTGTATTAATAATAAGATGTTTATATGTTTCTCTTCTATAATTAGAATTATTGGTTTTTATTTGTTTTGCTACACATTTTGGTTCTAATTTACTTTCGTCTCCAAATTCATAGTTAATTGTGATACCTTGTGATGTTTGTATTGGAACTTTTCCTAACTGAAATAATCTTTTAGGAAAATAATTGATATTCTTCATCAATATACAGTCTATTGAATTGCTATTAATGACAGTATCAATTTCAGCACTTTCTGCATATTTTCTTGTAGATATTCTTAAAGCATGTAAATCTATACTCTCTTTATTTTTATCATCATTTACACTTGCATGCATAAATACAGTTACATTCCTTTCTGCAAATGAAAGTTGTTGATGTCTGCAATTGCGTATTCCTCTTCCTATGATTTGAACAGCTCTATTAAAATGATACCATGGTTCTATTAAATGGATCTCTCTAGCATTATAAAAACTCAGACCTTCGCTCGCTACAGGTGTTATTAATATAACTTTTACTTGAGACCCATATATATTTTCAGGATGATTAATTTTGCTAATTAATGTATCTATTGTTGTTGCACCCATTATATCCTTATTTTCACTAGATAATATACAGTATTTTGGGGTTTTTATACCATCATATTTTGCTGGATTTTTAATGATATCAACTTTATCTAAAATATTATTAGCACCTTCTCTTGAAAAACCTAGATGTTCTAAGCAAATTGCTAAAGGAATTATACCAGACCATCTATATCTAGAATAAATTATTACAATTCCTTTGGATTGCTTAATATATTTGCATATATTAAGAAATTTTCCAGAATACTTACCTAAATGTTCTTCGTCTGGCATTAACGCATTCATATAATTTTTATTATATTTTACACATAAAGGATCTGTATCTTTAGCCTTTGAAAAAAATGTATAAAATCCACTTTCACCTATATCACTATCATAAACTATATTCATTGGTTGTAAATTATTAAATATATTATTTTCTTCTAAATTATTTAAAGTTTCCATCACATTTTTTTGCTTTTCTCCTAAAATAGAAGGTACTATACCAACATCGATATTATTTATCCAATTTTTATCAGATTGTGGAACGATTTTTCCAAATGGATCTAATGAAGGTGCGTTATCTAATAATTGAATTCCACTATATTTAGGGCTTAATTTTAATGCAAATGTAAAAGGATTTTGACCTTTTAAATATGATACATATGTCGATGAAAGTTGTTTTATAAAATTCAAGACTTCTTTATCAATTTTTAATGATAAATTATCAAAAATTTTATTATATTTTTCTATCACGTCAAATCTTTTATCATTCAATAACATTAACTCAAATAAATCTAATATATCTCTTGGTTCATTATACATTGGTGTTGCAGACAAAAGTACAAGCCTATTATTAATACCATTCTTCAATACATTTTTTAAGGCTAATAAAACATCCTTGTCTTCTTTATCTGTACTTCTTATATTATGTGCTTCGTCTACTATTATAATTTTGTCTTTTACTATTTTACCAGAATTTTCTCCTTTTATAAATTTAGAAAAACCATCATATGTAAATAATCTATATCGACTTTTTAATAATTTTTTTAAATTTATTTTTAATTTAATTTTATCTTCAAATATAGATCTAGTTATATTCAATAATTTTTTATATGTATCTCCTGTGCATTGATTAGCTAAATTTTCAAATGTAAAATTGTCAATATCAAAAATCTGATTTTTGAAACTATTTTTTAAGGCATTTGGCATAATAACCCATATTTTTGGTTCCATTAAAGTATTATGTGGGATTAAAAATGTTTCTGATAATGTAATTGCAGAACAAGTTTTACCTACACCAACTCCATGATATAGTAGTATACTTTTATATGGAGATCTATACGAAATATATTGACTTATAAAATGCTGATAATAAGATTTTTCAAATATACCACATAATTTATTTGACATCATATCAAAGTCTTCTATAGTATTTATTATAGGATACTCTGGAACTTGATGAATATTAAACTCTTTTAGATTTGCAATTTTTGATGTAAAATCAGGGTCGTCTAATTCTGGATAATGTAATTGAAATGGTTTTAGTGATTGTTCAGGCGATCTTTTAGGTGATCTTTTAGGCGATCTTTCAGGCGATCTTTTAGGCGATCTTTTAGGCGATCTTTTAGGCGATCTTTTAGGCGATCTTTTAGGTGATCTTTTAGGTGATCTTGTATCTGTTTTTATATCCTTTAATTTAAGAATTTCAGTACAGCTCTGTGTAATTTCTTGTAAAAGCTTACTATTCTCTTTGAGAGTATAATTTGTTTTTGGATTCTTATTAGGTGTTTTTCTCCATTTTTCACAATCATCCTTTGTAAGTAATAATTTACCCATCGGTTTTCTATTTACAATAGAGATATATTCTCTGTGCTACAAATTATTTTATGTGCTTTTTTAAATATTTCAATACGTTCTATATTATGTGATTTAATATGTGACAATACTTCATTATATGTAAACCATTGTAGTGCCCTAACTTCTCTTACTTGCTCTATACAATTGTTATCTATGAAAACAATAGAATTCGTTTTAGTTAATTTCGCAATATAATATACGTGTTTATATAGAATATTATTTGTACCAAAAAAAATTTCTTGAAAAGGAATAATATCATTACAAACTGATATATCATTTTTTGTTAATTGTGTTTCTTCGCAAAATTCTCTTGTAGCACAATCTAAATCAGTTTCCTTTAACTTCTTACGACCTTTAGGAAACCCCCACTCCTGTTCAAATAAATTAGTATTTAGATATGTTCCCGACAATATATTTTTAATAATATTGTAATTTATAATAAATTCAAATTTTTGTTTAGATTCTGTATATTCCTTTGTATGTTTGAAGGTATGTTGTGTATTTTGACACCATGTATAATTCCATATCTCGTCAAAAGTATTTGTAAGCAACATTTCTTTTTCATTTTCAGTCATATAATCCAATAATTGTTTTATATATATAATATCATCTACTGCATATTTCCCTCTTACAAATTCCATAAATGATAAGCTATCTTTACGCTGTATCATAATATATTTAATTATATTATTCTCTATCTTGTAACATATGACACCAAAACTCATAATAGGATGTAGACAATCTTTATATAAATGCCCATTTACACCGCAGTTCCTACATGTCTGCGGACGAAAGTGTTGTTTTTTATTTTCATCCTCTTTTTTTTTTAACATATATTTCAAACATTATAATTAATATATTATTCATTTCTTAAATGTATTTAACACAAATATTAAACAATGGAAAAAAAACATATTTTCTAATATGGTTGTAAATTATTATCAGAATCAAAAGGTAAAGGTTCATTTGATAATGTTGTTGGGTTATTTTGATTATTATGTGTTTCATTTATTTTCATATAATCATTATTTGATTTTGTAACCTGAACATATCCGTCTGACATATTTGACGGTACATTACTTATAGGTGCATAATTATTATATTTATCATATTCCATACTATCAAACCCTGATGTTACATTTTGATCATTTGACATAACAGGAGTTAATTCTATAGGTTGTGTTTGTAAAGGGCGAGAAAATGAAGACTGTTGCATTTGATGCTGTTGCATATCAGACTGTTGCATTTGATGCTGTTGCATTTGATGCTGTTGCATATCAGACTGTTGCATTTGATGCTGTTGCATATCAGACTGTTGCATTTGATGCTGTTGCATATCAGACTGTTGCATTTCAGTATCTACGCTTATTTGGTTATTTGCTATATCTTCATCGTATTTTTTCATTACATCCTTTGCATAATTGTTTGCACCAATCTTGTCAATTTTATGTTGATTTTCATCATCATTTATTCTAGATACTGCTAAATCATACGATGACATAGAAAAGAATAACGATATAATTATAAATAAACAATATATAATCAACATAATGCTTAAAAACCATCCTAACCAATAACACCACCATCTAGTATTTTCGTTACCACCTGTTACTATACATGTTAATTCAAATAATGAAAAAAGTACAGATGGAATAGTAATTATTAAAATAAATAAAACAACTACAAATCTTTGTTCTATAGGCACGTCGCTACTTGAAAATATCACTGCAAAACATATAATAGCAATTGTAATAAAATAAGCAATGGCTGCATATCTAGATTGTTGCGTTCCAAAAAATACGTCACTAAGTACCTTTGATGTATTGGCCATATATATTCTAATAACATTAGAAGAAAAATAAAAAAATGATTTATATATAAACTTTTACACATATTATATATTATAAATGGGAATTCCATATTATTTTTATTCACTAACACAAAAATATAATAATATTTTAGTTAATACATTACCATTGCAAACTGATATATTTTGTATTGATTTTAACGGTATTATACACCCAGTAGCACAAGACATAATTAAAATTCACACGACAAATATTGATGAAAAAATAATTGAAGCTGTATGGAAAAAAGTCGAGGAATATACACAAACTATTAAGGCAAAAAAATATATAATTTGTGCAGATGGTGTTGCACCGCTAGCAAAAATGGCACAGCAACGAAAAAGAAGATATTTGTCAGTATATAAAAATAAGATTGACAATTGCAATACTATATGGGATACAAACGCAATTACACCAGGTACAACATTTATGAAAAACTTAAATATGTATATAAAAAAAAAATTACGTTATAATGTTAATAATATTACAATCGTATACAGTGGAAGCGATGAATGTGGTGAAGGCGAACATAAGATATTCGATCGTCTTTCTATAGAATCAGACGATGATAAAATTATTATTCACGGTTTAGATGCTGATCTTATAATTTTATCACTAATTTCTCATAAAAAAAATATATACTTAATGAGAGAAAATAGGGATACTAATTCGCATAATATTGTATGTAATTATTTAGACATATGTGAACTTAGAAAAGCTATAATTAAAGAATTATCTATATCTTGGAATATTCAAGGAGAAGACTATAATGATTATGATTTAATTGAAACATATTGTGTAGCATGTTCTCTATTGGGAAATGACTTTCTTCCACATTTACTAACAGTTGACTTGAAATCGGGTGGTATAGATAAGTTAATCAATGCAACAAAAAATGCTGTTAAAAATAATGGTCTTTTAATTAATAATGGGTTTATAAACCACGGATGTTTGACAGATATATTTACAGGTTTAGCAAAAACAGAAGATACTGATATGCATATTATTTGTGAAAAAAATATTAAACGACGCTTACCTGATAACTTAGCATTACAAAGTGATCAATATGCAATAAGACATAAGGATCTTCTCACAAATCATATATATAATAATCCAGCAAAATGGAGACATGAATATTATAAGACTTTATTTGATAGTAATATATTACTATCTTCTACTGTATTGTTTACAGCATGTCAAAATTATATAAAGGGTATATATTGGACATATGCTTATTATAAAAAACGCGATTTAGATTATGATTGGTATTATCCATATACATATCCGCCTACAATTAAAGATATTGCAAATCATGCAATTGCTAACACTATGCCTGTAATAATTAAAAAAGGGGGGTTTGTTGATGATAAAATACAGTTACTTGTTGTATTGCCGAAAGATAGTATGAAACTTTTAATAACAGAGCATGTAAAGTATATGGACGATATTTGTGCCGGATTATATCATATGTATCCCGATAAATACAAAATACAAACGTTTTTGAAAACACAATTATGGGAATGTAGCCCTGTACTACCTACAATAAATATACAATATATTCAAAATATTTTATCATCTTAAGCACACAATCCACTGAGCTTATTTATTTTAATAATATCTAGATCAGACATATAATACCACGAACGCTTCGCAGCATCCCATCTAGCACCTAATCTTTTTGCAGCATCTTTATTTTTGAAAGGGATATTTATGTATTTTTTTTCGTTATCAGTATTACATTCTTCTACAATAGGAATTAAATCTTTAGATTTTGTATATTCTAATTCTAATTGATTAATAGCATGTTTATTTTCATCACTTATACTATTCTCATAATACCATTTTTTTTCTTTAATATCCCATTTGGCACCTAGTAATTTAGCAGCATCTTTACTATCATAACTTATATTTATGAAATGTTTTCGATTATCTTGATAAGGACATTTATCATGACCAATTGCTAAATTTGCCAATCTATCTGCTTCATTATTTCCGATAGAATGTTCATCTGTATTATCTGTGTGCGCCTTGATATGATGTAGTTTAATGTTATCTTTATTATTTTTATATAGTTCATATGCTTTTTTAACTAATCTTAAATTTGGTATAATCTTACCATCTTTTAATTGCCAGTTTTGTGTATATAATTTATCACCATAAGATGTTAAACATTTTATAACATATTCTGAATCAGTATAAACACATATTTCTGTTTTATTCTTAATATTTTCATCCAATATTTCAATAGCTCTAATGAATGCAGTAAGTTCACCTGTGTTATTTGTCTGTTTTCCATCTACAATACCATACTCATTTCTTGGATCACTATCCTTAAAAAATACACCATATCCTGATTTTGCATTTGGCTTACCGTTATTAACACACGAACCATCTATATATACATTGATTGATGTTATCATATTATATTTGATAAATAATGGATATAAAAATAATCATTTTTTATAATTATATTGATAATTTTTTTATTTTTCTTGAAACATTTAGATCTTATATTTGCATTTTTATTCCGAATATAAATTAGAAGGATGACTATGAAGGGTTACACTATGTCTGGTTTTACACGTAATAGATTTTCACATAAAGAAGATTTATATAAACTAGGTGAAGGAAGTTATGGATGTGCTATAAAAGGTAATTTTCACAATTCAATGAACAAAATAAATTACAAATATTACGGAGATAGTGTTGGTGAGGTGACAAAACTAATGATAGACAATACCGAATTTCGCAATGAAATAATAGGTACCCTTATAGCAAATAAATTAGATAATGGTAATTCATCTATATTAATATATGGTTATTCTATTTTGGATCGTAGAGATATTAATCATATTTTACAGAAAAAAAGAGATTTGTTGATGAAAATACAGAACTGTGAATCAATTATTGATAACATTAGTAATATTGAAGAACTATACCAAATAATATACAGTAAAGAAGGTATTACACTTGATATGATGTTTAAACAATTTAATTTTGGTTTATATAAAATTATAAAATTATGTAGAAATTTAGTATATGGTATAAATATATATAGTAAATATTCATTTTCGCATTTTGACATTAAATCTAATAATATTATTTATATTCCAGATGATGATAAAATAGTATTTATTGATTATGGTTTATCAAGATATTATAGAAATATAGATTTTGATATTTTATTACATGTAAAAAATATTTATATATTACCAGAAATTATATTTTACAATATTATTAAAATTAATCCTGATATTAATGCCGATATCGCTTTTGAATTATTTAAAAAAGAGTATGAGAGTAATCTTGCATTTAAAAACTATTACTTTAAAAACATACTAATAAATACACTTTTTAATAATTCAGAATACGAATATAATAAAGAATTATTATATGTTTTCAATTTATTTTATCATAAAAGAGAAAAAATGTCAGATATGGTTTTTCAAAGCTTTAAATATATCGATTCATATAAACTTTGTTTTACTATTATGGAACTCATTGATACATATAAATTTAGAAAAACACATAGAAAAACAATAAATTTTTTCTATAAAAATGTATTACTACCTGTAGTGCATATAAATCCTTTAAAAAGGTATAATACCAGTACATTATTAAATAATTATGATTTGTTCTTAAAAATTCTAGAGAAGAAAAACATGTAGCATTATAATATTTAATAATATCATTTACAATCTGATATAGTTATAAAAAAAATTTATTTTTGAAGAGTTTTTGGATATTATGATATATTTCATTTGGTCATTTATAGACTATTATTATATGGTAATTGTTTTTTATATGTTATATCATTCGGGTTCCATGATATATAAAGTATATTATTATTTGGTTCAGATAATATTTGAACAAATAAACCATTATTTCTTAATGCAGTAACAATATAATTTATACAATCTTCTATTTTATAGAGAGGTGTACCATATATATAATAAGGAACTTCGAAAAAAATATTCATACCACCAATTAATGCACTTTTTTTTATTTTCATGTGACATTTTTCAATAATTTTATCGAAAATAGCATGTTTAGAGTGTTCTTTTTTGTCTTTCATAGTATACAATTCACTTAAAGAAATTCTAGGGGGCATTTATTATAACATAATAATTAATTTAGATCTCTTTAATCTCATTTTTTTCCATCTCACTATTTGAAACTAAAGTGTATCTTAACTCTTCTGATTTAAAATTTTTAACTGCTTCTGATTTACGAAATCCATTTGCTTGTAATTCTGATATTTTCTTATCGTCTATAGAATAATTAAAATACTTTAGGTCTGCCATTTTAAGTATATTTTCATCTGCAATTTCGTCGCAATTAAAAAAATTATGTAAATTTTCTTTTATATTATCAAACCGTGGTTTAATATAAAATGGGGATTTATTATTCTTAAATGTAGCGGAATAAATAGAACCATTATATACAGTCTCTACTTTCTTATCTAGGACATTTATACCATTTATATAAATCTTACACGAAGCTCTATTTTTCATTAATATATTATTTGAATCTGAAACTTCCTTCATCACTATTGTTACCATAAACCACTTATTATTAAAATCAAGGTTATATATACCTACCATGTTTTTATTTTTAGATTTCCAATCATTTTCATTTATATTGTCAGTACATATTTTATTATTTGATTTGTTCTGGTAAGATTCAGAATTATATATATTATTAAAATCAACAACCAAGCTAGACCCGTCGCTTTTTAACCTAACCAAAGGATTTTTTATTAGAACTTTATATAAAGCCGAGCAATTAAAATTTGCTTTACTTTTATAAAAAAGTTTTTCACCTTTAAAGAATAAAACAATATCCTTGGATTTTTTTTCTGATATTTTGTCCTTATTAATGTATAGCCAAAAATTGTATGAATATTCTGCACCACCTTCTTGATTTACTGATGGATTAATATCAACAAACTCTTTTTTTGATGTATTGTCAGTAATAAATTTTATTTCTGTATAAGTTTTATAATCATAAACACCTTGTATAATATCAATTTCTTTTCTAATATTTGTTGAACTACTTAACATTTTCTCAAATTCAATCAAATAAATATTATATGCAAAGTATCCCATTAAAAATAATATAATTATGGATATGATAATTTGTAACAATGGACTATCTTCTAACATCTTATCAATAATATGGTTGAACTCTCTATTTTAAATATAGGAAATTAAATCTTAAGAAGTCGCATTTATTTTATAAACCGGGTTTCTTAATCCATAAGCACCTAACCCCATTGATGTAAGCAGACTACTGAAAGGACCGTTATTATATTCTTTATAAATATCATTATTATTTAAATCGTAATTATATATTGTGAATTTTGAAATAAGTCCAGAGAACCCTGTTAAACCACTTGATGAATCATTTACATTACCACCTACAAAGAGGTTACCGACATTATTCAATTTTAATTCAGCAATATTGAATGGGAATTTTATATTATTTTCCTTTATTTCAATCAATTCACCATCAACATATATATATATACTACCGCCATTATTATCTGTCAAAACAAATGCTATATGAACCCAACGTTGAATAGGCACATATTCAATTGTAAAACCACAATATTTACTATTATATTTCACAAGATCATCTAAATTTATAATATCATTTAATTTATTTGCACTTAGAGTTGTAGATGAAATCTCTGCGTCGTCATCTGGTGAAAATCTTACATGTATCTTGTTTGACATTTTATCTAATATAATATATGGTGAAACATTTATAATAGATTTTGAATTTTCACCAATGTGAGCAATATGACGATATTGCTCACCTTTATATTTATTTATATCATTAATATATATCCAGAATGAATATGTTCTTCTTTTTCCATTTGAATTAGATAAGTGTTGCGTTATCTTAAATTCAGACATTTCATTGCAAATAATAGGAATTTCTGTACCCTCTACTAATATTCTCTGTTGATATATTATATTATCACTTATTAAAATATAAATTGAGTAACCGGTTACAATACAAAGTACTAAAAGACCAAATAGTCCATATAAAACAGCAGATGAATTTCCTAATAATTTGTTCGCATTTTCCTTGAAGCTATTGACATTTTCTGTTATACTTTCAGTACTATATTGTAATGAATTTGATGCTGATTGTTGTATATTATTATAAGTATCCTTACCTGTTTCTAAAACTTGATTTATACCTTCTCCTACATTGTCTGCCATTTCTATAATGTTTACCTATCTAATTAAAGTAGATAAATTTTCTGTTGCAAAAGTTAATATGATAGTTTGAAATTTGATATAATGGCATATTTGATGCATATGATGTCTTTATATATTTCTTTTGCAATGATAAGTAGCTTAATATTTTTGTGAAATTGCCAACAGTTGATACGTTAATCTTTTTATATCTTAATTCTGATAATAAATATACAATATGTGTAAATAATTCTATTGCGCAATCTGTATTATTTTTAGACATATAAAAATCATAAAAACACATCATATATAAAAATAATTTATAGAAACGCTTTTTATTAGATATTGGTATTTTGCGATTTGCAAGTTCTGTAATTAAATTATCATGAAACCTTAATGGAATAAGATATGTATCTGTTAGAATAATATTTCTAATACATTCTTTGTCAAAATTATGTTCATATAAAATATTAACATCGTAATATTTGTCGATTTCATGCTTATATGTTGTATTATTATGTTCAATATCATAAAATAATTTTTCTAAATTTCCATTGGAATTATCATATAATAAATTAATGTTTTTGATAGTTTTGTTTTGTGTTTTTAATAGGCTAATAACTTCGTTCCGTGTAGGAACAGTAAGATTACATATTTTACAAAGCCTTTTAATATCACCCATTTTTTTTATGATATCATTATTTGTTATACATATAATTGGTATATTTTTAAGTTTTTTATCACAAAGTGTTTTCAATAATGTTGTACTCATATTTTTGTCTGCTACAAACATTGAATCAAAATTATCTATAATAATTACACTATTATTGGAAGTATTTGTAAATATTTGAATAAGATTTGATGTTGTAGCTTTGAAAATCATATCCTTTAATTGACCAGAATTGTAACAAACATTATTGTCGATATTAATTATATGATAATTTAAATATTTACATATTTGTTTTATTGAATATGTTTTACCTGTACAAGGAAATCCGGATACCAAAATACAACTTTTTTCAGATATTCGCGAATTGTAATCAAAATTTCTTAACCAATTTAGAAGTGTAATATATATATTATGATTACCACATAATGTTTGTATGAATTCTTCATCCATTAATCTATTGTATTAGATGTTTCTTTATGTAAATAGCATTTCAAATACTAAAATTATTAAATAGGATATAATTCCTAAAAAGGGCAGGACCAATATTATTGGAATTAATGTAGTTTTATTGCTAACTTCAAAATCAAATGTTTTTATGTTACCATCATTATCAAAAAACATTGATGGTTGTAAAGCAAATGCTATTATAACTATAATTATATATATTAATAGGGACATTACTTTTCTTGAAATCATTCTTTATTCTACTATTTTATTAAGGGAAGAAAATGTTAACTGAATTGACTATATCTATATTTATATTATGTTTCTTTATAGTGCTTATAATTAATTATGTAATGAAAATGAATGTAGAGAAGTTTGAAGGTAATAGATATCTTATTTCTGATAATATATTGAATGTAGAAAAATCTCTTAATATTGATAGCGTTATATATCAAAAAGTAATTGAAAGTATTAAATATAATGGGACTATAGATAAGAATATTCTAGGGGTGGATAATAATAAGATTGAACTATATATTGATCCCTATGTATTTCAATATGTATTAAAAGCTAATTTTAAAAATATTAGTATTTATAATGATGGTATATTTGTATGTCTTTCCTATAAAGAATTAAATACGAATGATTGCATATGGAATTTAGAAAATAAGGTTGTAGCATATGTATATATTAGTGATTTTTTATTTATTCAAGCTCTTATTAAATCATATAGATTAGATATAAATAAGATTTCCTTGAAAAAAATTAATTTAGATGATTTCAGATCTGAAAATAAATTATTTGATTATTGCATTACATATATCGTAATTGAAAGTAAATATATGCAATTCATATCAAAATCGTTATATTATATAAATGGTTTTAAAGATGTTGATATAAATCGGTTAAAGGTTTTCTACCCATTCATAAAAGAAAATTACAATAATATGCGTTATTATTTTAATGATAAAATGATAAAAAATTATGTGAATGATAATAATGTTCTGATACCTATTATGAATACAATTATAGTAAATGATGTTAATGATATTACAGAGGCATTTATTACACGTCTTTCAATACCAGATAACTATATATCTTCTGGATATGGATGTTATGGAAATGCAAAAATATCAGATAATAAAAATGAATGCAATTCATTATATAATATTGATGGTACACCTAAAACCTATTATAGTATTTGGGACAAGAAATGTAGTGTCGACAAAGAATGTCCTTATTATAAGGCTAACAAAAACTATCCAAATAAGAGAGGTGGATGTATTGATGGATTTTGTGAATTTCCTATAGGTGTTAAAAGGTTAGGATTCAAGAAATTTGATGATACTGGTTTAAATAGCCCTCTTTGTTATGATTGTGATGATACAAATGACATAAATTGTTGTAAAAGAATAGAAAATGAATCCGGGAAAAATGCTGATTATGTATTTGGTAATGATTTAGAAGATAGAACAAAATATAATTTGAAAACTATAATATCTCAATTAGATTATAGAATGTATAAATAATTTTATTTAAAAATGTTAGAGTGTTATGAATAAAAGTTTGATATTATTGATAATTAAAACAGTTACTATAGTTTTAGCAATTATGATTTTTTATATTATTGTGAAGAATAATATTGTATATGTAATTAAAGATGATTTTATAGATTATAATAATAATTTCAAATACTTACCATCAAATACAAGAATTATGTATGAAAATACTGGACAACTACCATGGAATAGACATAAAATAAATTCAAGTATTCCATATGATGTTACTGTCAAAAATGAAGTAAATAAAGCATATTATTACGAATTTGATAATAAAACATATAATGATAAACTTAAAGAATTATTTCAAAGTAATTGCGAAGAGCTAATCATTGCAACTGAAGGAACTTTATGGAGCAAATGGATTAATCCAAAGACAATTAATGATAACAACATATTGAAAAAATTATTAGAATACTATGGTAAAATATATACTTTTATTAATAAATTACTTAATGAAAGCAATAAAATGAAATTACCAGGCGATGACAAACCTATACAAATTGTTCACGATATCCTATTAAGATATAGGTATAATCAAAATGATAAGTTATTTTATATGTTTGATATTGAAATGATATTATATAGAGAGGGAAAATTACAAGGAAAGCATATAAAATTTTTTGTTGTTACAAATGGTGAAAGAGTAAACATTATTTTATCAAGAATAATTGGTGTTGTGAGTGAAGATCATATTATAATACATCCATATAACGGTGTCGATTTAGTGAACAATGTTGATTTTGCAGTATTCACACCTATTACAAATGCTTCTGTAAATATTGATACAAAAAATAGCATTGACAATGTTTTTGAAATTAAGGATTCGTATTTAAATAGTGAGCTAGAAACGGTTTTGTATAAAAAATTATTAGATATAGACAATGTTGAAGATGTGGATATTAGTAACAATAACTATCATCCGAAAAAAGAAGAGTTAGTCAAAAAAAATAGATGTTTGTTGTAATTTTATTGCGTGTCATATTAACAATATTCTTCATTTTCACAAACTTCTACATTACTTGATGCACTTGTATATTTTAGCTGATCTTCTGAATTTTTGTTAGTATTTTTCTTTTCTGAAAACAACCAACTATAATCCTCGCAAAATCCTTGTGATAAAGTAGGTTGGTTTTCATTATTGTCATTATGAAATAGTAGAGTTTGTTTTTGATTACCATATTGGTCATATTGAATAACAACAGGTTGCATTAGTTGAATTGGTTGAATTGATTGCATTGGTTGCATTGGTTGAATTGATTGCATTGGTTGCATTGGTTGCATTGGTTGAATTGATTGCATTGGTTGCATTGGTTGCATTGGTTGCATTGGTTGCATTGGTTGAATTGATTGCATTGGTTGCATTGGTTGCATTGGTTGCATTGGTTGCATTGGTTGAATTGATTGCATTGGTTGCATTGGTTGCATTGGTTGCATTGGTTGCATTGGTTGAATTGATTGCATTGGTTGCATTGGTTGCATTGGTTGCATTGGT